CAATCAACCGATAAGCATGAGTTTACTGGTTCTGTCGCTATAAGCGGAGGACTAGATATGCATGGCTATCAAATTAGTAACGCCTACTGGGAAGGGTATGTAATCTCTGCTTCTAAGGTTGATATAGACGTAAGTGGATTTGTAAATACAACAGGTACTGTAAATGCAAATGAATTTGCTAGATTCCACGATGGTGATACTTTAAAAGCTCTTACTGCAGCTGAAATGAGAGCAGCATTAGATCTAGAAATCGGAACAGATGTTCTAGCACAGCAAACAATAGGTATTGCTGATGATAACTTGCTTGAGGTAGATGATGCTGATGCAGCTGATAATGATTATGCTAAATTTACTGCCAATGGATTAGAGGGTAGAAGTTATTCACAAGTAAGATCTGACTTAGGCTTAGTAATTGGAACTAACGTTCTAGCTCACCAAGCAATAGGAATCGCTAATGATAATTTATTAGAGGTCGACGATGCTGATGCAGCTGATAACGATTACGCTAAATTTACTGCTAATGGACTACAAGGTAGAAGCTATTCAGAAGTAAGATCTGATTTAGGACTAGGAACTATATACAATAAGAATTCTACAACATCTGTTACTAATGGATCAACAGATATTCCAAACGGAAACGCAGTATATGATCACGTAACATCTAGACTATCTGGATATGTAAATAAAACAGGGACACCAGCAAATCAACAGATAGCAATATTTACTGATGCTGATACGATTTCAGGGTCTAATAACTTAAGAATGACAACTGCTACAGGTGTACAAGGACTTGTTGTAGGTCAATCAGGTCAAGCTAACTTATTTTTAGGAAACGAAATCTCAGCTGCTACTGCTGACAAAGGACTAAGGCTACACTCTAACAATAACGACTTTTATTTTGACTTTCAAGGGGACCCAACACAAACGTTATTTTTAAGAGACTATGATGGAAATGGCGGTATACATACAAGATTCAGCTATTACTTTACAGGCTCTCTAGGAGGTGTATTTGAATCTTCAGGCGGTCTCTATACAACTGGTAACGTTTCAGGATCTCATGGATTATTTACAGGTAACGTTACTGCTAATAACTTTATTACAACTTCTGATAGAGAGTTAAAAGAAAATATTACCCCTATAAAAGAAGGTTTGGAAACGTTAAAAAAATTCGTATCTTATGAATATGAACTACAAGGTGAAAAAGATGCTGGATTTATAGCACAAGAGGTTCAAGAACCATTACCATATGCAGTTCATGTAAGACAGGATGGGTATTTAGGAATGAACACTAAACCGATCGTAGCTCACATACACAAAGCTATTTTAGAACTCGACAAAAGATTATCTGATATAGAAGAAAAATTAAAATAATAAGTCATGCCATCATTCTCGTCGGAATTTGAAGTAAACAGAATTGAGGGAGGAGGGCTTACCAACCCTATTACAGCCTGTAATCTTACCACAGAGTTCGGAACTGCACTTCGTATCTATATAGATAACCCACTTTATGCAACTCCGTCACAAATAAGCCTAGGAGATCACGCTTTTACTGACGCTAATATCACTACTGAATGGGACGGAGAAAATGAATATTATGGATTTAGAGCAGTAGGAGACAGCGGTGCGCCTACATACGTATTTAAAATAGCTGCAGACGGAGAGATTACTGATAAAATTGCATGTTTAGGTATTGGAAGTTTTTCTGTTACAGGTTCTATTCCTTATGTTGATTATTATGCTGGTAATTTCTACATGTACAAAACAGGTTCTAAACATTACAGCTCTATAGAAGGAGCAGTATCACAATCAGTAGGAGATCAATATATGACTTTTTCTGGAAGTACCTTCAATGATTTTATTTCTGCTTCTATACCTTGGGGATTCGATGAATCGATTACAGGAACAATTACTGACCCTAGTACTCAGGTATCCTCTTCATTACAGTTCCAAGGTTACCCACATTCTGGTTCTGTAGGAAGTGGAATAGGAAGTGGAGGTGGATGTGATATATGTTGTGTTCACGACAGTATGCTTATAAGTACCCCAATGGGAGAAATGCATATAAGTAAGCTTAAGGTTGGGGATAAAGTAGATACCTATAACTTACATACTAAACAAAAAGAGATTCAACCTATTCTCGGTACAGTGAAAGTAATAAGAAATAATGATTATAAAATAAATAACCTTATAATGACCTCTGAACACCCAGTGTACTTAAAAAATGGTGAACTAGCCTCAATAGATCCTATTGCTACTTTAGAAAATTATAAAATGAAAGTAGCTGGGCTTAAGATTGGTGATGAGATGATAACCCATAACGGTAGTTTAGAAACAGTTAACACTATAGAAAAGATAGAAGGTAATCAACCAAACTATACTATCTACACTAAAAATGATAATTTTTATGCAAATAAAATTTTAGTAGATTCTGTAGCCTTGTATAAATTTTAATTATGACAAATCCATGCTGGATTTACGACGGAAAAATCGTAAACGAAATATCAGATATGCCTGAAGGTACTTACGGCTTTATTTATGAAGTACTACACAAACCTTCCGGCTTGAAGTATATAGGTAAAAAAGTACTTTATTTTGAAAGAAATAAAAGACTTGGAAAAAGAGCTCTTCAAGCATTAAGAGAAGAGAGAAAATCTAAAGGGATTGGAGGAAGAGTACCTCTTAAGCAAAAAGTAATAACTGAATCTGATTGGCAAGATTATTACGGCTCTCATGATACTATTAAAAAACTAATTGCTAATCATCCAGTAGAACAATTTGAAAGAAGAATTTTACAGTATGTTAGTAATAAAAAGCAACTTACGTATTTTGAATGTAAGCACCTATTTATAAATGAAGTACTAGATACTCGTAATAATTATATAAACGATAATATTCTAGGAAAATTTTATAGTAAAGATTTCAATTTATGAAATTAAGCGATATAATATTAATAGAAAAAAACGACTCTTGTCCAGCAGCTACTCAAAACTTGATGCTGAATACAAAGAATAGAGATGCTTCTATAAAAGCAGAACATATTCAGTACGGACCACTTAATGTAAGTGAGCCTGGTAGTTATTGGAAAGACATTGCTAAGTATTGGAATACTACAGAAAAAGCAGCTAGACTATCTAACTGTAGCAATTGTGTAGCTTTCGATATATCACCAAGAATGGATGAATGTATGCCTGGTGTTACTTCAGATAAAGAAGGTAGATTAGGATACTGTTGGATGCATCATTTTAAATGTCACTCTGCTAGAAGTTGCAGAACTTGGGCAAAAGGTGGTCCAATTGAAAAAGATTCCGTATCTTTAGAATGGCAAGAGCGTGGAGAAAAAGAATAATTATGATTAAACTAAAAGACATTATCGGATACCCATCATTAAAGTACCACGTAGACAATAAGCTCTCTTTACACGAGCATGTCTACCGTTACAATTCGGATGCCTTTATACAACTATTCAAAGAAGCAAGAGAAGCTCTTAGAGACGAAGCTATTGAGTTAGATGAAACCGATAAAGAACTTTTAGAAACAACAGATATAGGAGAATACGGAGAGTATAACGGTTTAAAAGTACCTTTAGACTTACCTATGGTATCTCCAAAGTATAACCCTCTGTTTGAAATCGGATGTATGATCGACGAGATGATCGAAGATGAAAATACAATCGATGAAGCTTCTTCGATAGACGAAATGATTAACTACGAGTTAGTAAAAGAATTAGTAGAGTCTATTGGGGGTAATATAAACATGGACAAATTTAGAAAAGCAGTTTCAATACAAAACGAATCTTTTGATTATAATGGTTTTGAAATGCTAAAAGCGTCAGTTGATTACATACCGGAAGCTGAGTACAGAGGTAAAAAGGTTCAACTTAACAAACCTAAAAGAGGTGGAAGTAAAAAGTTCTACGTCTACGTTAAGAGTAAAAAAGGTAATGTAAAAAAAGTATCTTTTGGTGATACTGGTCTTTCTGTTAAATTAAAAAAGAGAGGTGCTAGAGCTTCTTTTGCTGCAAGACATAAGTGTTCAACTAAAAAAGATAAAACAAAAGCAGGTTATTGGTCATGTAATATTGGCCGTTATTGGAAATCATTAGGTGGTGGATCAAACTTCTCAGGTTACTGGTAGACCGTATTCTGAAATAATTGAAGACGGATTTAAAATAAGAGAGTTCTCTCACGATACTCCTTCATTTGAATTTGTATGGCATAGAGATAAAGAAGACCGTATAGTTCAAGCCCTACACGATACTGACTGGCAATTTCAGTTAGATAACCAAACACCTCAGAGATTATCAGAAAACAAACTATTTATACCTAAAGAGACATATCACCGTCTCATAAAAGGAACTGGTGATTTAAAAGTAAAAATTTATGAACTGTAACTGTAAAAATTGTAATTGCAAATAATGCCAGCTAAACTCAAACCAAGTTCAAAAGTTTATGAACGTGATTCAAGAGGAAGAATGACTAATAAATGGATGTGGCAACACTTTACTCCATCTAGTACTTCTACTAAAGAACTAAAGAAAATGTTTGAGACTCCTTCTTTCAAAAAGAAGAAAAACTTAATAAAAAAAGAGCTTTTAAAAAGAAATGAAATTATCTAATATACTACTCACTGAAAGTTACTTAGATGACTTAGTAGTCAAGATGTCTAAAAAATTTCCTCATTTACAATTCTATGTAAAATTTGGAGAAAGAATAGACGTTAGAGGGTCTCAACAAGATTTAGCAGACTTTGGAAATAGATACCATGGACAAGTACTAGGAGATTACGAAGTATTTCATGTCGATGATGATGATCAAGGTGAAATAGTAAGAATAATAAAAAGAGACAGATTATGAAGTTATCAAAAATCATATTAGAAAAAAAGAGAATAGTACATCAATCCGAAATTAATCTTTCAGATAATGATATTACTACGTTAGCTGAAGCTATCTCTTCTAAACTTGATGACTATCTTGATGTTGAGAATAAAGAACTACTGAATAATACGGTTAAAGCAGCCATAGAAGAATTAACAATCTAATTAGTTGCTTAATCGAAATAAAGTTCTTATCTTATAGTTAAGATACGGACTGGTTTATGGACTACACTTTCCTTTTAGGATCAATTGAAAATATATTGGGCAAAAGCCACAAGAGAGCAAGAAGCAATCATGCCTTTCATTGTCCTTTTTGCAATCATAGAAAACCTAAATTAGAGATTAACATGGCAACTAACGAACATGGAAAAAATCCATGGGAGTGTTGGGTGTGTGAAACTAAAGGGACAACTATTAGATCTCTACTATACCAACTTAAAATACCTAAAGATCAGTCAGTCGAAATATTAAAATATCTTCCGAAAGGAGCACAAATAGAATATAAAGGGATATCTATATTAAAGCTACCAGAAGAGTATCAACTGCTTTTTAATGCTTCAACTACATCAGTTATCGCTAACACAGTTAAAAACTACCTATATGAAAGAGGACTTCGCGACAATGATTTTGTTAAATACCAAATTGGGTACTGTACATCTGGCGAATATGGAGGACGAATTATTATACCAAGTTATTCTGAATCCAATCAACTCAACTTTTTTATTGCAAGAGCTTTTGACGGTAACTACTTTAAGTACAAAAATCCAGAAACTTCAAAAGATATAGTTTTTTTTGAAAACCTTATAAACTGGAATACACCAATAGTACTCTGTGAAGGAGTATTTGATGCTATAGCTATAAGAAGAAATGCAATACCTCTTTTAGGAAAAAATATGGCTCCTTCATTATACAAAAAAATACTAACAAGCTCTACATCGGACATATACGTTGCTCTAGATTCTGATGCTAGAGACAGAGCTTTAAAAATATCAGAACAACTACTTAATCAAGGTAAAAAAGTTTACCTGGTAGAAATGAAAGAGAAAGACCCTTCCGAAATGGGATTTTTTGCTTTTACTAAACACATACAAAATGCACAAGAATTAGATTTATCTACTCTTATGATGCATAAACTTGACTTATGATCAAACAAGGAATGAACATTCTCAAGCAGAATGAAAAAAACAGATTAGAATTTAACCCGGAATTAAAGCAAATAAATTTTCTAGATAGGAGAGTTTATAAGAGAGGCGAAGGAGTATATTACCCGTCCGTAACCACTATACTCCAATATATGCCCAAGAATAAGTTTTTTGAGTCATGGCTTAAAGACGTTGGGCATAACGCCGATCTTATCATGCGTAGAGCAGGTAAAGAAGGTACTCAAGTACACGAAGCAGCTGAAAAGCTAGTACTTGGAGAAGAAATATCCTGGATGGATGATTTCGGTAATGCTAAATACTCTCAGATAGTTTGGGAGATGATACTTAAATTTGCAGAGTTTTGGAAAACATATAAACCAGAACTTATATCAGCAGAAGATTTTGTATGGTCAGATAAATANAAGTATGCCGGTACTGCAGATTTAGTTTGTAAAATGAACGACGAAGTATGGCTATTAGATTTAAAAACTTCTAACTCTATACATAAGTCATACGATTTACAGTTAGCATCATACGCTAAAGCGTTAGAAGAGTCTAAAGATATTAAGATCGAAAGAACAGGTATTATTTGGTTAAAGTCGCCAACTAGAGGTCCAAGTAAACAGAAAGGTAAGATACAAGGTAAGGGATGGAAAGTTATTCAAGTAGATGATATAGAAAAAAACTTTAAATTATTTCAAAATATTTACGAACTATATCAATTAGAAAACCCTAATACTGAACCGATTTATAATAGTTATCCTACTACTATAAAAGTTTAACTATTTATAATAAACCATTTATATGAAAAAGATAACATTTTTATTTGTACTATTTTTATTAACCAGCTGTGGTAATTTCAAAGTTGCTACTCTTAATCATACTCCTAAAGCATTTGTGACCTCAACAGGTATAAATGTAGATGTGATTGATAGTGAATTTGGATTACATAGAAAGTTTAATAACGATAACAAATTTAGATGGAACTTTACTCAGTTTGCATTAGATCAAGATCTTAGATGGTACTATTCTTTTTATAATAGAAACTTTCTATTCAAGTATAGATATAATT